CCAGTCATGGAATAGCGGGAAGTCTCATGGGAAACCGCGTGGGATGTGGCATGGATGACCGAATCCAAATCACCGGCCTTGACGGAGAATGATTTGCCGGACTCCTCAACGATAACATCCGGGTATCCGGTCGGGTCAATCCGGGCCAACTCGTATTGACTCAATCCGGATTGGATGACGATCTTTTCCCCGGATTCCTGAACGGTCACCATGTCCGAAGCCGCTGACAGAATGGCGTTCAGCCTGTGGGCATCAATCAGGATTTGGCCATCCCCGGTAACATCGGCCTCAAGCATCTCAATACGGATTCCAAGTTCCAGATCGGTTGCCGCAATCGTGCATCGTCCGTTGATGCTGGTGATGCTGATACAGGCTAACTCGGGCTTGATTGCCTTGGCAGGGATGGCTTGGGCGCAGAATTTGACAGCGTCTCGAATCTGGCTTGTCTCAATTGTCAGTTTCATGCTTGCCCTCTTATCTGTTCCCCGGCCCACCACATCCTCGTGTGGGCGTGATCCTTGATTTGCCTCACCCGTTCATGGCTGATCCCGTGATCCTTGCCGATGACACGATGGGATTCGTCCCAATTGCAGCGATCAACCACTTCCAAATCGCGCTGGCTCAATCCAGCCGCATTGGCAAGGAAATCAATTTCCTCGCGGTTTTCATACTGTACACAGTCATCACGATGATCAGCAACCAAGGCCATCAATGACCGGTCTTTTTTTTCGTCATCGTAGGACAGGTTCAATGACAAAACTTTATTTTTGTCTGCCACCAAAAAATTGCGCCACAGTTTCCGCAGCTTCCATTTGAGCCCGTTGAACGCATAGGTGGAAAATGCCCCCTTGCTGGGGTCGTATGTAACCGCTGCCCTGCACAGCCCAAGCGACAATTCTGAATAAATTTCATCCGGGTCCATCGGCGGCATCCGGTTTTTATTCATAAACGAATAAAGCAACCGTATGTTGTCTCCAACCAGTTTGGATTGCTCGTCAGTCAACACAAAGCTTTTGAGAATCTTACCCGGCATTTCCATTGCCCTCCAGAATGTTGGCAACCATTGCCAATCGTTTGCCAATCCAAGCCATCACGGGAACGGCCATTGAATTCCCGAGCGCCTTGTATCTCGGGCCATCCGGGCAGTCTTTACCTTTTGTTGGTATGTTTGTCCAATCGTCTGGGAATCCTTGCAACCGCTCGCATTCCTTGGGAGTCAGGCGACGAACTTGCGTTAATGACCTACCACAAATTGCCTGCCCATTCGCACCATCCAATGTGTGACTTTTTTCATCAGCAACACCATGACCATTTGCACCAGTATTTGCTGTCCTAACAGCCATCACATTCGGGACATTTCCACCGCCAGTTCCCATCCTTGCCTTGAGTGTCGGGCAAGTTTGATGATCGCCTTGCCTGTCTTCCTTGCCTGAGCCCGGAACCACAGTTGCCACGGCCATCACCTGTGGCTGGAATGCTTCAACAAACAATCCCATGCCACCTGAAACGGATTGATTGTCTTGCCCTTGATTCTTGGCAAATCGTGCGTCAAGACATGGGGCTATTCTTTGCGGCCATTGCTTGGATTCTTCAACAATTGCGGTTTCAGTTTCCATGTCAAAACCGCCTTGCCCCATTCTTGACAAAAGCGTTTGGGCTACGCATTCTTCGTGATTGTTGCGACTTGATCCAAAGCGCGCCGCAATCGTTCCGGCAATTCTTTCCCCCGGTTTTCCGCCCGGCGCAAAATCCCCCGGGCGGCTTTGGCGCTCAAAAAGAACCGCCGCGGAAGGGCGCCAATCTCCAAGATATCCGACAGCAAAGATTCTTTTCCGTCGTTGGGGAACTCCGAAGTGCTGAGCGTCCAGCATTCGCCAGCACACGCCATACCCGAGTTTGACCAGTTCCCCGACAAAGGAAGCGAAATCCCGTCCTTTGTTTGAGGACAGAACTCCGGGGACATTTTCCCATACAAGCCACCGTGGGCGATACTTGGCAAGGATTCCTGCATATGCAAAGGCAAGTTGACCACGCGGGTCATCCATTCCCTGTCTGCGTCCGGCGACGGAAAAACTTTGACAAGGGGTTCCGCCCACGAGAAGGTCAACTGGCTCATCTGGCCATTCCTCAAATTTGGTCATGTCTCCCCTGTTGGGCACATCGGGAAACCGATGCTTGAGAACCCGGCAGGGGAATTTTTCAATCTCGCTGAATGCCGCTGGCTTCCATCCAAGCGGTTCCCATGCGACAGAAGCCGCCTCAATCCCGCTGCAAACGCTTATGTATCTCATTGGGCTCCGTTCCCTATGCGTTGCAGCAACCCAGCCAGACGGGCTTGGATGTCCTCGTTTTTGCTGGTCGCCTTCAACCGCCTCGTCTCAGCAGCGGCGCGAAGTTCCTTTTCGTGCCGTTCCATCTGCTCCCGATAGTTTTGGTTTCTGCGGGTGTATTCGTCAAGGCCAATTAACTTCCGCTCCCGCCCGGGCTGTTGTTTTTCCATGTGGGCATTCACGCCCGTTTCAATCCGCTGGCCGATGTGGCATGAACAGGTCACGGCTTGGGTTTGGTGCGTTCCCATGCCCGGGTTCCATTTCCCGTCAACAATCTGCTCAAGATGGGGCAGCCCGCAAACCCATCCAACCCCCCGGCAATGTCCACAGGATGGCCAAGGCAACGCCTGACGGTCCAGCCGTTCCTTTTCCCGGGCTTGGTGATCGGCAAGTCGCAATTCATCCCGAATGGCTTGCAGATGCTCCGTTCCCCAATTCGGGATTTTTTCCCTACGGGCAGTAGCCAAAACAGCGGCAATCAACTCCCGGTTGGATCGGCCCTCGGCTCGGAACACCTCATTCCACAGGGCATATGTCTGCGCCCAGTTTTCCCCGGAACATCCGAACAGCCGGGCATGAATATCCCACCAGTTACCTTCCATTGGCTTCCCCCCTCATCCGCTTGATCTCCAGCAATCGTTGCTGGTTCTCGGCTTTCTGCTCAGCCTTGATCCGGTCAAATATCCCCAGCGTTGGCAATTGCCCATCCGGGCTCGGTGGCCCAAGGATATCCGTCAGGGCATCCGAAGCAAACCCCTTCCGGGTTGGCGCGTTGGGCTTTTTCTTTGGCTCAAATATCCCTTGCCAGCCATTAGCTATGGACATCCTGATTTGTTCAACAGAAGCATCAGCCCCCCATCCAATCATCTCATTTAGCTTGGCCTCGATAGTTTTAGGCTTCGGTTTAGGCAACTTGCGCTCTTTCCGATATTCAAACCAATCTATCCATGCGGAACGGAATGCTGGGGTGTCCAATGCCCCGGGAATCGGTGATGTGGAAGGATCGTAATCAGCGGATTCAACGGAAGGCTCCCCCCGCGAGGGGGGTAAGGGGGGAGTTTCTTCTATATTCTTTTTCTTATTCTTATTCTTATTCTTAGGGCGCATTTCGTCCGCATCTTGTCCGCGTTGTGTCCGCTTTCTGTCCGCATCTTCTGCCCGGCGTTTGGCTGATGTTCCGTTATGTGTTTGGTAATTAACGAGTTGCAGCGAATCGCCAGAGTTTGCAAGCCAGCCAACTTTGATCAATTCGGACGAAAAACCGGGTATCTGAACCAGCATATCAAGGGCTTTTTCGTCCATTCCGGGCAGCATTTCGCCATCCGCATGGGCGTCCGCAACGGACCACAGGTGGACAAGTGCGCCCAAAATGTGGAGGGGTTGCAGACTAAGTGCGGACGAAATGCGGACAACTTTCGGATGGGTTGCAAGGTTGTTTCTGACCTTGATCCAGTTCGTTGTAGCCATGAAAAAACCCTCCTTGGATTTGGAGGGTTTGCAAGTGTAACATAGATATGTACACGCTGGGCCTCCTGTTCAGGTTCATGCGTCAGGGGCCGGGGGAGCCTGTATCCTCTCCCGGTCCCGCTCATTATACATTCATTCTGATCATCAATCCAACTTCCAAATCAAACATGGGGATCAATTCCCCGTATGACAAAACCAAACAATCTTCAGAACATTTCCAGCCGTTTTCCTGAATCTCACCGCGGGCAACTGGCTTGGCCCGTTCTAGGTATTTCTTCTTTGGCATCCATCCGCACAGGGTGATCCATTTCGGAACTTCCCCGGCAAATTCAACTGAAGTAAAAATATACCCTTGGCATTGCTGCCCGGCTGATAGTTGCGTGATTGCTGACAAATAATCCGGTTCTGGCTTAACAGTCCGGCGCTTTGTCTTCACATCAAACAGAAACCCGCCAACCGTCAAATCATGCTGATATGTGTTCTGCCGCTGGCATCCCAGATAGTTCAGATACCGGGCCGCGGCCAACTCCCCCAAAAATCCGGCAACATTCCCGGCCCCGCCCGTGATTGAATTGTTCAAGGTTCCCATTTCCCGGGCCAGTTTCTGCGCCAATTCCCATTCTTCCTGAATGGCTGGTAGGTGGATCATCATCAACGATCCCCGGCAATGTATCGGTCAAAATACCTTTGTGACTGTTCCCGGGCTGATTGTTCATGCTCATCCCGTTCCAGCCACAATCGCCGGATTTCCGCGGTGAGCAATGGAACCACCATTTGCCAATGGTTGAATCTACCTTGCTCAATCCGTTTCAACTGTTCCTCAGTCATTGTTTTTTCAGCCACCCTTTTTCCTCCATTTCTTGGACGATCTTCCACAACCGTTTATCGGTTAAAGTCACCTTGGATTCCGGGTGTTCCTTGTGATGCAGCGCAATCGCGTTGGCCATCATAATGACGATTTCTTTCGTTGCGTCCATCAACGCAACACCATCCCGCAGCAAGGATTCGCATTGATCCAATCGCGATTGAAGGGCCAGATATTTAGTTCGGTAGTCTGTCATTCACTCCCCCGATTTGCCCGGCAGCGGGCCGATTGGTCGCCAGTATGGAACCGTAAATCCGATTGGCCACTTGCCTTTCCAGTAAGTGGCGTGGATGCTTGTGCCACCATCGAAGTCGTTATTTATCACAAGGTAGATGCCTTCCTCTGTTGGCGATTCACCATACGCGTCACGCCAGCGGAGTTGGTCACGCAGCTTCTCAAGCTCAATCTCATCTTTTGGTCGGTTGCACCATTGGCAAATCTTGTGGCAGTTAAAATTATGACCACGCTCGTCACGGGTGCATCCTGTCGTCAAATCTATGCTCATCACTCACCTCCCGGCAGCGGGCCGATTAACAATTTCACCGCCGCGGGAACGATCCGCGGTACGCCAGCCGGTGAACACAGAAAAGGCATTCTAAATTGCGAAAAGATGCCCTTGAATTTCATCCCATGTTGAAGGTGTCCGTCCTTGCATTCCCCCCGATTTCATTGCCCGGAATAGCACGGGGGCGGCCAACCCGGGTTCCAACTGATGGATCAGAACGGCATATCCTCATCCGGTTGGGAAACCGGAATGGCCTTGGATGCTGCCAGTTTTTTGGCCTCTTTCGGGTCAAGCAATTCTGACAGGTAGATATTGTGGTAGGTCTTTCCGTTCTTTGCGGAATTAGCCTTTTTGGCCACCTTGGCCCAGCGATTGGGCAAGTTGGCAATTGCGTTGTTCAACATATCGGTGAAATCCTTCCCGGTGAATCCAACCCGTTCCAGTTCCATGCCCAATCGATTCTTGGCAGCATCAGAACCCAACAGGTTGCCATAGGTGACTGATTTCCCGGCGCATGATGGCCCGGAATGAATCTGCATCACCCAATCCCAGCACCAGCAATTGAGGGAATCCACCTTCCGCGGGCGTGCGGATTTGATCTGAACGATGTATTCGCCATCAGCCAAATCTTCAGCCTTGAGGGGCAGCGTGTCAGAATTGTCGTATTGGTGGGATTCCATCTCGCTCAAAAAATCTTGAATCTCGCTCATTGTGACCTCATTGAATAGGTAACAGAACAGTCTGAATGGGTATAGGATACTGCCAACTCGGTGTGGCAATGCTGGCAACCCATCGTGAAAACCAGCGCAAGGAAAAACAGGGAGAAAATTACCCGGGCCATTTCCCATCCTCGTCTGTCGCCAGCCATTTGGTGATCGGGATAAAGATCACCACAACGGCCAGCACAAACCAGATATCGGTCATGGCCCGGGGCTCCGTGCAACTATTCGCCTTCCTCAGCGTCCATGTCGCGGGCATAGGTGGCGACATAATCGATCAGATTTGCCAACTGTGCCAAATTGCAATCCTTGAGGCTTGTGACACCGAATTGTTTGGAAAAGTATTCCTTGTGGTCTGCGGGCAAACGATCCTTGCAGTCGTTATAAAGCGCCGTGAATTCCTTGAGGGCTTTGTTGCGTTCACGGACGCTATCCTTCATAGCCTCGGCTTTAACCTCCAACACCTGTTGGATGGGAGCAGAAGCCGCAGGGTCAACCACGCTGGCCCCGGGCATGGTGTCCATCTCCGTTTCGTCCAGAGTGGACAGCCCGCACAGGGAAAGAGTTGCCCGGCGTTTGGCTTTGGTGAGGCATTTCATGTAAGCATTTGCCCGGGAATCCCCCTGCAAACCCTTAACGGTGACTGCGCCAACATCCGTATCGGTTCGCCCGTGACGGTCGCGCAAGGTAACGGTCGCAAACAATACGCCATCCGATTCCTTGATTTCATGCGAAACCAGCGAAACCCCGTGGATGGCTCGCAACTGATCAGTAGCGTTCCGGGTGGCATAAAGAATCAGTTTGCCTTGGAAGCTGATGTATCCGAACGGCTTGGTTTCCGGGTTGAGCCCGACTGAAGCGCAAACCCGTTGGTAGTATTGATACCGTTCCAATTCAGTCAATTTGGACAGGTCGCCTTGGATGAGTGCCAGATTGGCCTTGCCCGCGGCGGTTTCATGGGTGGATTCAGTTGCGCTCATTTGCGTTTACCCTTTCGATTCTTGGTCACAACTGGCAATCCATTTGCCAGTTCTTTCAATTTACGACGAATGGAAATAATGTCAACAATGGTTGACGATTTAGCCCAGCGTCCGCGCTCGCATGGCTGGGGCAATTTGCCGGACTTCACCATCTGGCTGATGCGTTGACGGGATACCCCCAGCGATTCGCACAAATCGCGGGTAGTTAGATATTCTGCCATTTCGGGTAATCCTCCTGAAAATCATTGGTGGCTTGCGCCAGTTCAAGAAATGCCTGATATTCAGCCTCAAGATCGGAATAGTACCAATCATCCATTATCCCACCAGCCTTTCAGACAAGACGGCCAAAGCGCTGATGGCCCCCCGGGCTTTCCAGAAATCCTTGATATTCTCAAGGTCGGATTCCCCGGTGATCCGGTTGGATGCTTCCACCATGTCATCCATGTACCGTTTCTGAAGATCAGACAATTCTTGCATGACCGCGGACAAGTCTTTTTTCATAGTCAAACTCCTGTGGGAAGCGTCATTGCGTCCCGGACCCCGTCAGGGGTTTCGGCCCAGCGCCCCGGGCCATCATCAGCGGGTTAGATGGTTGGCGCAATTTGCTTGCAGACTGAGGCAATGTAATCAGCAAGCGCCTTGTTGGTAAGGCAACGATTGGCAAAAGACCAAGCAGTCATGTTGACCTTGAGGGCTGCCCGTTCAATACAAGCCGGAAGGATAACAGCCTCAGCCGGGGTCAGCCCGGTCAGGGTTGCGATTTCAACAAGGTGAGGGATGGGGGCGGTCATTTGAGGACTCCTTTGGGTTGGGCTCATTCCCAACACTTTCAATATGACACTTATCGGTTTGCTTGTCAACACCTGTTTACAAATAATCCAAAAAAAATTCCCGGGGGTTTATTC